CAAACCCAAGTGGTGCTAATAACACTTACTCAGGTGACGATAGCAAGACTATAGGACTTGTATTCCATAAGTCAGCAGTAGGAACTGTAAAACTACAGGACATGACTACTGAAATCTCAGGCTCAGACTATGGGATTATGTATCAAGGTACATTACTTGTGGCGAAGTATGCACTAGGGCATGGAATCCTAAGACCAGAAGCAGCAGCAACAATTAAGTTATCTGCTTCCTAATTTACAAAAATGGGGTATCTTATTATTAGATACCCTTTTTTTTTATGTCACCAATGGGCAAGGGAACTTATGGTTCTAAGGTTGGTAGGCCAAAGGCTAAGAAAACTACCAAAAAAACAACTAAGAAAAAACCCAAAAAGATGTAGTCATGGCTAGAAAAAAACTTGGTTTATACGCTAATATTCACGCTAAGAGAAAGCGTATTAAAGCTGGCTCTGGTGAAAAGATGAGAAAAAAAGGTGCTAAAGGTGCACCTACAGATGCAAACTTTAGGCGAGCAGCAAAAACAGCTAAGAAAAGATGACAACAGCAGCTACAACTGAATTAGAAGCCATCAACATTATGTTGGCTGCGATAGGAGAAGCACCAGTTAACTCGCTTCTCGGCACGTTACCTGTTGATGTAAAGATGGCACAGAAGTTGTTGAATGAACAAAACAAAGCTGTACAAAGTGAAGGCTGGTCATTTAACAGAGAATTTAATGTTGTATTGACTAGAGATAATAACAATAGAATCAATATTGCTAATAACGTATTAAGAGTAGATGTGAATATACATGACCATCCAACAGTAGATGCAGTACAACGAGGATCTAAGTTGTATGACAGAAACAAGCATCAAGATACTTTTGAGGAAGATTTAAAATGCGAGGTAATATATTTTTTGACGTTTGACGAGATACCAGAAGATGCAAGAAGGTATATAAATATAAAAGCTGCAAGAATATTTGTAGATAGATCAGTAACAGATGACAGCTTGCGTACATATACAAAAGAAGATGAGTTACGAGCTAGAAGTGCTTTACTAGATGCTGATACAAATAATGCAGATCATAATATGCTTATAGGAGATCCATCATTAACAGGTAGATTTAATACGTTTAATCCATCACAAGCATTAATTAGGTAACTATGGGTGTTGTATCAAGAGCTATACCTACTTTACTAAGAGGTATATCGCAATCTGCTGATGCTACGAAGCAGCCAGATCATGCAGATATACAAGATAATGCAAACAGTAATCCAGTACAAGGTCTTACAAAAAGATCAGGTACACAGTTTTTAGCAAATGTAAGTAGTGGCACATTAGGTAATGTACATATACAAACTATTAATAGAGATACAGCAGAAAGATATATAGCAGTTTTTAGTAATGGTAATGTAAAAGTATATGAGTTAGATGGTACAGAATTAACAGTAACCAAACCTGACGGTACGACATATCTTAATACGTCTAATCCAAGAGATCAGATTAAAACTGTTACTATTGCTGACTTTACTTTTGTAGTAAATACAAGTGTTACAGCAGCTATGGACACTACACTATCTGCTGGAAACATTACACAAGCTATTGTATTTATCAATCAAGTCTCAGATAAGACTACATATACGCTTACTGTAGATGGCACTACAGCTACAAAAGATACTTCTTCTGATGATCCCTTAAGCACGACAGCAGTTGCTACAGCACTACGAAATGGTTTATCAGGATTATCAGGATTTACTCTTGCACAAAACGGTGCTGTTTTACATATAAAAAAGAATGACGGTAGTAATTTTTCTATAGATGCTACTGATACTCAAGGTAATACACACACCACAGTTGTAAAAGATTCAGTACAAAGGTTTACTGATTTACCAAGAGTATCGCCTAACGGATATGTAGTAGAAGTAAAAGGTGATGAGTCAACTAACTTTGATAATTACTACGTTAAGTTTGTTACTAATAACGGTGGTGCATTAGAAGAGGGTCAATGGGAAGAAACAGTAGAAGCTGGTATTACATTTAAATTTAATTATGGCACTATGCCACACGTTTTAATACGACAAGCAGATGGTAATTTTAGGTTTGCAAGAGTAGATGGTGATAGTTATACGATTTCTGGGAATACATTTACATTACCTAAATGGGGTGAAAGAACTGTAGGTGATTTAGAGTCTGCACCTAATCCATCTTTTATAGATTCTAAAATTAATAATGTATTCTTTTTTAGAAACAGGCTAGGTTTTCTAGCTGATGACAATGTAATACTGTCTAGAGTTAGTGAGTTTTTTAATTTTTTTCCAGAAACAGTACTTACTGTAGTTGACTCAGATCCTATTGACGTTGCTGCTTCTCATACAAAAGTTGCGATACTTAAGAACGCAGTAACTATGGGTGAACAGTTGATCTTGTTCTCAGATCAAACGCAGTTTGTTATGGCTAGTTCTTCTGATACATTTACACCAAAAACTGCAAACGTAATTGTTGCAACAGAGTTTGAGTCTAGTGATTTAGCTGCACCTGTTGGTTCTGGTAGTTCTATATATTATTTAACAGACAAAGGTGATTTTGCTGGTGTAAGAGAATATATAACACAAGAGAATATAACTCTTAAAGATGCTGCTAATATAACTATCCATGTACCACGTTTAATACCAAAAAATATATTTAAGTTTGCAGTATCAACAAATGAAGATGTGTTGCTTTTATTGGGTTCTGATAATCCTAACAAGTTATATGTAAACAGATGGTTAGAGGGTGAACGAGGTAAAATATTAAACTCATGGTCAACATATACTTTTAACGAAAACAGAACTATACGAAATATAGATTTTATAGGTAATGAGTTGTTTTTAGTTATAGAAGAAGCAAACGGTACAACATTAGAAAAATTACCATTTGCAGCAGACTTTGTAGAAACTAATGCTACGTTTGAGTTTCATCTAGATCACAAGGTAACAGAAGCAACTACTGGTGTATCTGTAGCATATAACTCTGGTACTGATGTAACTACATTTACTGTACCTTATAGATTAAGAAAGAAGATGACAGTAGTAGGTAGATATTTAGCATCTAACGAAACAAGTACATTTGTAGATACACAAGGCAATACAAAAACGCTAAAAGCTGGACAAGTATTACAGACAGCTAATGCTACAGATGGCAGTACAAGCACAATAACTATTAGTGGTGATTATAGAAATAGTAAATTTATTATTGGTGAACCTTATGAAATGCACTATAGGTTTAGTAAACAACGACTAACAGAACAAGCAGGTGGTCAATCATCAGGTGAGATTATTAGTGGTAGATTGCAGCTACATCATTTTTATATAAAGTTTGAAGATACAGGATTTTTTAAAGTACAGGTAACACCAGAAAATAGAGATACAAGTGAACATGAATTTACTGGTAAGTTTCTTGGTGCTGCATCTGCTGCTATAGGTCAGATAAATTTAGAGTCTGGTACTTTTAGATTTCCTGTAATGAGTCGTGCAGATAGTGTAGATATAGATGTAAAAAATGACACGTTTTTACCTACACAGTTATCTAGTGCAGAGTTTGAAGCAATGTTTTATATAAGGAGTAGAAGAATATAATGGGATATTTACGAAAATCTAACAGCAAAGATTTACGTCATGTCATGGCTAATATGCGTGTTATGGATAAGGTAGAAGCGTATTACCAATGTGGATGTGAACCAGAAGATGCACTAGCTCTTACATATATAAATAGTCAAATAACTATGACAGCAGCAGGTGACGAAGATCAACCTATGGGCTTATGCGGTGTTATGCCTAATGGCTGTATATGGTTTGTTGCTACTGATGAATTGTTTGATAATAAAAAATATAGAATACAACTTGTTAGGAAAGGTAAGGAATGGGTAAATGAACTTTTACAAACCTATGATTATCTTTATAATTATGTATATGCAGAAAATGAGACTTCTATTAAATGGTTGCGTTCAATGAATTTTAATTTTATAAATTTACATAAAGATTATGGTTTACATAAAAAACCATTTTATGAATTTATGAGGATAGTCTAATGTGTTTAGGTGCTGGATTATTAGCAGGTGCAGGTGGTGGAGCAGCAGCAGGTACAGCAGCAGCTACAGGATTTGGTGCAGCAGCTAGTGCTGGTACTGCTTTAGGATTTAGTAGTGCAGGTTTAGCAGGTCTAGGTGCGACAACAGCAGCGTTTGCACCGATAGCAGCAGCAGCACCAGCAATATCATTCGGTGCAGCAGCTAGTGCTGGTACTGCTTTAGGATTTGGTTCTTTAGGTGCAAGTTTATTAACACCAGCAACATTAGGTG